ACCCTCACCCAGGCACCTGCAAGAAATGTGAGAGGTGGGAGGGGAGGATTCTCTCACTTTGGGGCAAGACACCTGGCTATCCCACTCTCGCAGAAGCGAAGGCCCAGGGGTTCCGACACCCGAAATGCCGACACGTACTGATGCCCCACATAGCTGGGATAGGGAAGTACAAGGCCCAGATAAAGAAGGCCTATGCTTCCCCCACAGGAACGATAACCGGGACGCCAAGGCAGCACCATCTTACCGCCCAGATAAAGGCCATAGCCGACAAGAACCCCAGGGCGTGGGCGGAAACGACCAACGCCTTGGTCGACGCTGGCTCGGCCACCATGATGGAGAAGCTTAGCTTCATGGACCTAGTGAAGAAAGCGAGGCGGGAAGAGAGGAAGAAGGGCGCCCAGCCGGTTCCCCTGCTTGAGCTGGCCGCCTTGGTTCCCCCGGATCGGTGGAAGGATCTAGTGGTTCCGGGCTCTCCTCCCCTGTCTGAGTGGTATCAGCAAGAACTAGTGAGAGCTCAGGAGGACGCTGCGAAGTAGGAAGAAGTCCGTGGAGGTGCGATGGTGAAGTACCTGGTGTACCTGCTGTCTCCCGGTAGGGTTCGGCATGTGCTGACCGTTACCCCGGACTGGCGGGTGTTGACTGCCGATCCGGAACGGCGCCTTGCGCGAATGGCCAACGCGGTACCGGATGAGCAGTACGCCAGGGAGTTGATCGCCAGGCTGGTGGATAGGCAGGGGTTCTCCGTGTCTGAGGTTGTGGACGCGGCGGAACCACAGGAGATGGTCCCGGAGGCCCGGAGGGACCCGGACGACCCGGCAAGCATGGAGGACCGATGGGAGATCGCACCGTCGGTCGTAGTAAGACACTGATGGGAAAAGACAGCATGGACGAACAGACCGTTGATTCCGTGGCCCCAGCCCACGACCCGGCTCCGATAGTGCTGGTTGGCTTCATGGCCGGTATCCCGGCGGTTCTGACAAGCCACTACACTTCCGCCATGAGAGTGGCCGCCACCACGGCGCACGTGCTGGCCACGCAGGGGAAGATGGCCGCATTTGCCTTCCCCACCACTACGGACCACGCCCAGGCCCGGAATGCCCTGGCTGATACCGGCCTGGCCTACGGGACGGAATACGTCTTTTTCGGGGACTGCGACCAGACCTTCGACCCGACTACCGTTCTCCGGATGATGGAGGTAATGAACGCCGGGGGACTTGACGTTCTGACGGGGGTCTACTTCATGAGGGGGAACGCCCTGCCAGTTCTTTACCGGCTGGACGAGGGGAAGGACGTGGGGAAGGGCGGCGGGCAGCAGGGGTTCAAGCAGATCGTCCGGTATCCCAAGGACGGGATATTCGCTGTCGGCGGTTGCGGTGGAGGCTGCCTGATGGTCCGGACTAGCACGTTCGCCAAGATGCGGGACGTGCTGGGCCGCAGGCCCTTCGACAACCGGATAATGGTAGGCGTGGGATGGATAATGGAGGATCTGTCCTTCGCCCTGAACTGCCACGAGCTCGGGGTGTCGATCTGGTGTGATCCCACCATAGTGTCAGGGCACCTGGTGGTCAAGGAGGTGACCGACACCGACAACGCGGAGGCGAAGTACGCGGGGGAGACGATAGTCAGCGAGACATCCATCATGATTGACGGAAACCAGGAGGCGTTATATAATGGCCACGAACGCTACCGAGGAGAAGACCTCGGGCGAGGGTACTGGCGCCCGTAAAGACAGCCAGGACGCCCCCACCGGCGGGGACAAGAAGCCGGGCGGAGACACCACGAACCACGCTGACCACGAAACGAAGACCGGACACCCCGTGTATACTGGGGTGTCCCAGGAGACCATCAACCGGCTGGACGCCAAGCACAAGAGCGAGATCCGTTTCCTGACTGAGCAGAACACCGCCATGGCAAACGAGTTGGCCGCGTTACGGGCCGCCGTGGAGGAACAGAAGAACGCCGGTCTGTCGGAGTCGGAGCGGCTCCAAGCGGAAAACGCGAAGCTCAAAGAGGACGCGGCCAAGGCCAAGCACGACGCCGAAGAGGCGAGGCAGAAAATGATGATCTTCGACCTGGTCTCTCGCCACGCCCCCACACTGCCGGTTCCGTTTCGGCAGCTGGTCTCCGGCAAGGACGAGGACACTATCATGGAGTCCATCACCGCCTTAGTGGCGGAGCACGACAAGCTGAGGGACGCGTCTATCCGGGGTCTGGCCCACATGCCCCTGGATGAGGTAAAGAAACAGTACGGGTCGATCATCACGCAGCTTGCATCTGCCCTAGCGGAGGACGCGGAGCAGAAGCAGCCGCCGGGGGACGTGGGGTCCCAAGCGGGACAGAGCCAGTCCGGGCAGGTGACTCCCCCACCCTCGTGGGCCAAGGGGCAGGGAGGCCAGACCCTGTCAGCCTGGCTATCTGAGCGCAAGAGACGAGGCTACCCCGAACGGTAGCCATCCAAGAAACACCGGGAGGAAACAATGGCCATCACCTCGACCACCACCTTGGCGGATCTCGTTCCGGAGGTCACCGCCGAAGCCATGTTCTGGTTCACGCAGGCCAGCTTGTTCTACCCCGGCCAGGGGAGAGCTCGGCAGTTCCTCCAGACTGAGGACCTGCGAAACTCTCCGGGCCTGTCGTACCCGTTCGGCAAGTACGCGGCCATCGAGATGGGGGACGCCGTCGAGGGCGTGGCCTACACGGATACCCAGGCCCTCACCGCGTCTACCACGACGGTAACGGCGTCCGAGAAGGCCATCGTCGTTCCGGTCACGGACCGGGTCAAGCGCTCCGTGCATATGGGCGGGGACCGTTTGATTCAGGACGTCGGGCGGGCCATCGGGCTGGCCGCCGCCACGAAGTTCGACAAGGACGTGTTCTCCCTGTTCGCGTCCCTCGGCTCCTGCCTCATCACGACCAACAACCCGATCACCCACGCTATGTTCCAGAAGTACATCACCACGCTGGCCGAGAACAAGGCCCCGAAGCCCTATGCGGCCTTCATCTCCCCCTGGGCGTGGCTGGAGTGGGTGACGGAGTCCGGATCGCCACTCCCGGATTCCTCGAAGTCCTCGCGGGCTGGCGAGGCCATCTGGGAGGATTTCTTCGCCGGGAACATCATGGGCGTGGACATCTACACCCATGCCGACATCCCCACGGCGAACGCGGCTGCGGACCGGGACGGGGCGTTCATGTGCCCCTGGGCCATCGGGTGCGTCCTGAAGGCTGACCTGTCGATCGAGCCGTCTCGCGAGCCCCTGAGCCGCCTCACTCAGTACGTGGCGACAGCCGAGTGGGGCCTGGGCGTCATTGACGCCACCATGGGCTTCCGGATGTTCTCCGACGCCGACTAATCCGCCCCACCGACTCCCAGGAGGGACAAGAACCATGGCGCTAGTCTACCTGCCGCTGCCGCCCGAAGACGAGCGGGCACCAGCGTACGTCGAGCAGTACATGGCCGAGGGGGTGGACATCGAGGCCCTGTGCGTTCGCATGGGCTGGCTGTCCTCGTGCCCCAAGGACGTCCCGGTGTACGACACCAAGGGGAGCCTGATCAGCGAACCCGAGGCCCCGGAGTCGCCACCGGCCCCAACGGCGAAGCCCAAGGGCAAGTAGCCCTAGGGGAACAGCGACAACAGCTCAGGAGGCAAACCAATGGCTCTCGGACAGGACATTGCACCTCTTTCCCTTGACGTTCATCTCCCGGCATTCACCGCCGCGTCGATGAATCAGCCCGTTGGCGCCCTCGGGCGTCGAGCGCGCATCGAGTCCGTCGGCCTGGTGGCGGCAACAACTATCACCGGGCACACGACCAACTATTCCACCCTGTCCCTCATCAACCGGGGGACGGACGGGTCGGGAACTACGGTGGTGGCCACCCTGGCCTTCACGAGCGGCGTGGACGCGGCCGCCGGTGTGCTGAAGGATCTCACGCTGTCCCCCACAAAGGCAAACCTGGAGATTGGCGCCGACGACATCCTGGCGCTCACGTGGGTTGAGGCCGGAACCGGCCTCGACCTCCCGGCCAGCCTGGTCTCCATCAAGTACGGCGACGGGTACGGTGGGGGTATCTAATGCCTGTAGTGATCTGCACGCCAGCGGGGGCCACGGATAACAGCTACGTGAGCGAGGCCGACGCGGCGGAGTTCTTTTCCGCTAGGTTGGACTACCCGAAGTGGCTGGCCCACACGGTGGAAGACCGCCAACGAGCTCTGATCCAGGCCACCTCGGACATCGAGGCCCTGGGAGGGCACAAGGACGCGGTCACCGCTGATCGGGCACGGTTCAAGGGGGCGCCTGGGACTACGACCCAGGCGCTGTTTTTCCCCCGCACCACGGACTACGGTACGACGGGTGCTATCATCCCGGTGGACGTGGTCCGGGCAGTGTGCCTTCAGGCGATGTACCTACTCGACATCAAAAGCCTTCCGGACGTGGTCAATCGGTCCCGTCTTCGGTCTCAGGGGGTCCGATCATTCTCGATTGAAGGGCTCAGTGAGACCCTCGGCGGGACCGATTGCCCGGAGGGACTTTGTTCTGCGGCGTGGGCCATCATGCGCCAGTATGTTCGGGTGGGGTATCCAACGGAGTGAGGGGACGGCGTGGTTGAGGTCAAGATAGTAGGGATGGAAAAGCTGGAGGCCGAACTGGCCGCTGCTGCGTCCCTCCCTCAGGGGGTACTCAAGGGGGCAAGGGATTTCCTCCACGATCGCATGCTAGCCGTCATGGCGGAAGCGCAGGAGCACACTCCCTGGCGGACCGGTACCCTGGCGGAGAGCGGCCGAGTGGAGACGACAATCAGCAACGCTACCGGCATTCGAAGCGTGGTCACCTTTGGCCATGAAGCGTCTGCCTACGCGGAGGTCCAGCATGAGCGCGAAGACTTCAGGCACCAAGAGGGACGGCGCCATCACTATCTATACGGTTCGTCCGCGTCCGCATGGGAAACCCTCCGGAAGGCCGTCGAGCACGACCTCGCCGAAAAGGCCAGAGAACTGACGGAGAATGCCCTGTCGTGAGCTACGTCAATGCCAGGTGCCAGTTCGAGGTCCCGATTGGGGATAACGCCTTGCAGCGAACCAGGGGCGTGTCCCTCAGCGACGAATATCCCTGTTCTTTCCGACAGATGACGATGGCGGCGGAGCAGAGCGCGTTCGGGGTCGTTGGTGTCGGTACCTACCGGATTCGCGTCAACTGCGGCCTCGACGTGCGGGTGGGGTGGCGGGTGAACGTGTCGACGAATGAGGGAAAGAAATACACGGCAGTGGTTCGACGCACCTCTAAGGTGTATCATCTGGACTTAGTGGTGGAAGCTGTCTGATGGCCGCTGACTTCCTGCACATGGAAGAGCTGGTAGACGCCGTGATAGGCGCCCTGAACGGGTACGGCGTGAACCACGAGGGTGGCCTCCCGGTTAGTTGGTTCACCTACACGGACGGGAACCCATCCCCTCCATTGGTCCTGCTGGACCACGGGGATCTGTTCCGCTATCCTCCGGACACGGACCTAAGTTCCCTATGTCCTAGTATCCTGGTCCGAGGGATGGAGTCTACGTTGGTCGGGCCTACCACCGGGGGACAGAAGAATATCCTCCACACGATACGGGTGGTGCACCTTCGGGCTAATGACCAAGGGATAGCTCTGGACGGAACGGCGGAGCCTAACCCGGTTCGGGCGGCGGAGGCCAGCCTAAAGACCATCATTCGTGCCCTGTTCCGGGACGACAAATGCCGCCTGGCCCAGATCGAGGACGACGGGACCAGGCATGACGTTTCCCTGACCTGCACCGACTCGGCAGGGGCAAACATCATAGAGATGTCGTTCGCTCGGGCGGACTACGGGTCGGACCTGCGCTCGGGCATGGACGACGTGATGTTCATCCGGACAAAGAACATGCCGTACTGGGCCGTGGCCGTGGACCTTACCGTCCGAACGCGTACAGGAGGTGGGGCGTGATGCCCCGCAGGAACAGTGATGCGTATTCGGTGGGGGTTTTTGCGCCGAAAGACGACGAGAAGGCCCCTGCTCCGACCGAGGAGAGCGCTACCCGAACGGGCACCATGGGCGCCTTCGCGGTTAGCCCCACCCACACCGGCGGGGACAAAACAGATCAGGACGGTGAGGCCCGATGATCACCAAGGCGTACACGGGGGCGGTTACTGGCCTGTGCCAGCAGGTCGCAGGGACCAACGCAGCTATCTGCCAGTCGCTCCAGGGGGGCACCTTGAGGTTCACGCCGAACAACATCCGCAAGGGAGGCGTGGGCGGGCGGGTGCACACGCGCAAGGGAGGGGGCCTGTGGTCCATCGACTGGACTTGCGTAGCCCCGGACAAGACATACCTAGGATTCTGGTTCCCGGCGGGAATCGGAGTGGCCGTGGCCAACTTCCCCACGCTATTCTGTGAGGCTGACGACGGGACGGTAGCCCTTGAAGTGCTCCTGGGCGGGGGTCAGCCGAACAGCGTCAAGGCTACCTGCGCCGAGGGTCCGGACGCGGAGGTCGAGTGGACATTCTCGGCCATCTTCACGGACGCCACCATCGTCTCCACACCGACCAAGTCGGCGGTCTACTCGTCGCACAAGGGCCACACCGGGAACGAGTGCTCGGTCACCTTCGGAACGGCCACGAAGCTTGGCGTCTTGTCCTTCGAGCTTGGGCTTGAGTTCGGGGCCAAGGCGCTGTGGAGCCGGGACGGGAAGGCCGCCGGGGTGCGAACTATTGCCGACGGGGTCCTCATCACGAAGTACGAGCCGACATTCCGGGTCACCACAGCACAGGAGGGAACCACCTCAACCCTTGAGGGCGACGACTGGACGGCGGAGGACATCGTCCTGGCGTTGGACAACGGGACGGCTGGGGAGAACCTGACCTTTACCCTTAGTGGCTTCGTTCCCGAGGAGTGGCAGATGCCCATCGAGTCTGAGAAGGAGACGGCATTCGGCCACGCGTTCGTCCCAGGTAGCGGGGACATGTTCGGCAGAATCGCCCTCACTTAGTCGCAGGCGGCAGGCAGAAGTACGAAGAGGTGTGGCGTGGATATTCTTCTACGTGTCGAGGTAGAACTAGAGGGCGTGACGTGGACGTTCGGCCCTGCGGATAAGGCGCAGCTCCGCTTCGCCCGGCTGACCCAGGGGAACGAGGAGATGCGCAAGATCCGGGATAACCTGATTCGGGCTGGCGGCGGGGAGAACGAGGACGACGCTATCGCCGCTGCCCAAGTGGGGGTAGACGCGGACAAGATTCCGGACCAGGACGTGCGCGAGATCATGTGCGAGTGGTTCGTTGAGGGCGTCCGTGGATGGACTGGGCTGACATCCAACGGGACGCCTGTTCCGTTCAGCCGGGAGAACGCGGCGGACATCCCCACAGACATAAAGATAGCCGTCGTCACGGCGGTGTGGGAAGAGAGGAACCGGTTGCTGCGAAAAAAGCAACAGCCGCCCGGCTAGCCTATTTCTTCATGGCCCAGGGGCTTTTCGGGCGGCGGTACGTTCCCCCTCCCCCACGGGAGGAGAAGACGAGGAAGGCGGGGAGGGAACCTAATATGCCGGAGTGGTTCACCAGGCAGGTGATCGCAAAAATGCTCGAAGTTTCCCCGCTGGACGTTGATGACTTCTCCCCGGACATGTTGGTGGAGTCTATCGGATTCCGTGAGGGAGTGGCCCTTGCGGAATCCGTCTTCCTGGCACACAAGAAGGGCGGAGGGGCCTGATGCCTAACGTCGAGCTAGGCGTCATTTTCAAGGGTATTGACCAGCTAGGCGGGACCCTCCGCAGCGTCCGGGCGAACGTCCAGGGTAGTGCGGTCGAGCTCCACGCCTTGGGTCAGATCGCTGACCAGACCACCTCTGCCATTTACGGGGTGTTCAACTCCGCCATAACTCAGTCTGCCAACTTCGACTCGTCCATGCGGAAGCTCTCCACCATCTTCGGAGAATCCGACATGAAGGCCACCAAGATGTCGGACACCGTTCGCGACATGGCGAAGCAAATGGGCGAGTCCCCGGAGGGACTGGCTGAGGCCCTCTACGGAATCGGTAGCGCCGGGCAGAACGCCGAGAATGGGCTCAAGGTTCTTGAGGTGGCGGCGAAAGGCGCCATTGGCGGCTTCACGGACACACAGACGGCGGCCGACGGGATCACCTCTGCCCTGAACGCGTGGAAGATGGAGGCCAGCGAGGCCGGGCACGTCATGGACGTGTTCGTCCAGGCGCAGAATAAGGGCAAAATGGTGGTCGGTGACATCGCCAGAGGCATGGGTCAAACGGCTACTATTGCCTCTGCCCTAGGGGTTTCCCTCGAAGAGGTAGCCTCTATGGCCGCGTCGTTGACCTCAACCGGGAAACCGGCTGCCGAGGCGTTCACGAACGTGAGGGCGGCCTTGCAGGCGGCAGGGGAGCCCGCTGCGGACATGGCCAAGAAGGCCGCCAACATGGGGGTGGCCTTCGACGCCTCGAAGTACGCTGCCTTAGGGACCATCGACAAGCTCAAATACCTGGCTGACATTACCGACGGAGACGTCGGGAAGATGCAGAACCTGGTGGGCAGCGTCGAGGCGGTTCAGGCCGTTCTGGCTATCACCGGCAGCGGAGCTCAGGTGTACGCGGACAACCTGGCGGCCATGGGGGATTCTTCTGGCAAGGCCGACGAGGCGTTCTCGAAGATGGCGGATAGCACCTCCCGCAAGTTCGCCATCATGAAACAGACCGTCATGGACCTGGCCATTACCGTTGGGGACGTGGCCGTCCCAATCATCACGTCCCTGGTGTCGGTGTCGAAGCCCCTTATTGACGTGTTCTCGGCCATAGCCAAGTCGGCACCGGGTGAGGTGCTCCTGACGATCGCCACGGCGGCGGGACTGGCTGCCCTGGGCGTGTCTTGGCTTACCTCCATGTACATCAAGGCATCGTCCGCGTGGACGGCGGCCTCCCGGGCGTACAATACGATATCGAAGGCCATTCAGGGCGTGCGGGCGGCTCACGCCGCGCAGGCCGCGTCGGCGGTGGCGGCTGGGGAGGCTGAGGCGGCCGCTGCTTCTGCCGCTACCGTGGCCAAGACCGGATCTGCAGCCGCTACCGGGGCCATGGGAACCAGCATGTTGGCGGCCCTGGGGCCGATCGCCCTGGTGGTGGCGGCCCTGACGGGTCTAGCCTTCGAGATCGGGGCCGTGGTCAAAGCCTACGGGGAAATGAGGAAGGCCCAGAATGAGGCCTGGGAGTCGGCAGAGAACCTAGCCAGGAAGGAGGACGAGATCGCCCGCGCCGGCGGGGAGACCGCCAGACAGACGGCCGTGCGTCTCTTCGGGGAAGAGGGAGGGAAGAGATACGATAAGGGCGAACTGACCGACGAACAAAACAAGGCGCTGAGGGCGGAGCAGCTTCGGCTTCGGGAGAAGAACAAACGGGCCGCCCAAGTGCTGAAGAAAATCAACGAGGAACGAGACCGGCAGGCGGAGTTCGAAGCCCCGCAGAGCATGGGGAAACAAGCGTCATCCGCCGCCCTAGCCGCTAAGGCGGCGGGAGCCTCTCCCGGCGACAAGATGACGGCCGATACGATAGCCCAATGGGCGGCGGCAGCGGACACGAACGCGGCCGCGTTGGTGGCGGTGGGAGTGAATGGGACGGAAGGGGCTGGCATAGCCCCGGCAGCGGACACGAACGCGGCCGCGTTGGTGGCGGCGGGAGTGAATGGGACGGAAGGGGCTGGCATAGCCCCGGCAGCGGCCGCGTCCGCTGGTCCGGTCGGAAGCGTGGGCATGCCCCAGCGAATCGATATTCACTTCTCAGGGGACCCGAACCTAGTCCGCTACCTCATGGGCACGCCGGAGGCAAAACAGGCGCTTATCCAAGCCCTTCAGTCTATCGGCAAGAGCGCGTCAGCCGTACCGATTGGTGGGTGAACTGATGGCCCTGGCTAAGACACAGGTGGGGAGCCTCTCTCCGGAGTGGGCGGCTAAGATCGAATTCCTTCAGTTGGCCGCGCTATCTCAGCCTGGGGACAAAAACCCGAACTGGGCGTCGATCAACAATGTAAGGTACACCTGGTCGCAGGTGTTCGGGGGACCTCCTATCGGGGCGGCCCACAATTACCTGACCGGAACCTGCCCCGGAATGCCGCCGGTGACGAATACCGTTTGGGTCAACCAGATGTCTGGCACTACGATCATCGCCGGGGCTTCCGAGTACACCGTCTGCCCTTTCGGGAACTCCGGCCCGTTCTTCCTCTACGGCCAGCGGGTAACCTACAAGCTACCTGCCGCGTTGTCGTTCCCGTGCTCTCCGCATCATCTGGCTCTGCAATACGCATGGGGCAGTGAGGATCCCTACACGGTGGTTCTGAACAATGGGATGGGTGGGGAAACCGAACGGTCGCACGCGGCCCTGACCCCCTCCTGGGCGGCATCAGGCGGGGGAACGGTTCAACTCCCGTACGGAGCTCTGACCATAAACCTGGGCAATGACGCTACGTACTTCGCGATGGACTCAGTTTCCGGGGTCACCATGCGGGTAAGCGAGATAACCTGGGACGGTCGGGCGGTTGAGTTCCCCACATTCCGGGACCCGGTATCCGGATCGACCAGGGGGTGCCACATTGAGGGCGGCGGGGACGAGATCACCTTTCTGATAGATGACTTCCTGGCGGCCTCCCTCAATTCGGTGTCGTTCTCCGTGGTTATCTACCCTCCTATTGTCATCGATTGGGATCTGATCGCGTATTCCTGGGGCCAAGAGATAGGGGCGACGTTCCTGGTCCCGCGCAACCTGCCGGACGAAAGCGGAAGCTACTACGACAAGGTAGTGTCCCCTGTCCGGGAGATGAGGGAGTATTACAAATACAGCTCCAACGTCCGGAGCGCGGACATCCGGCCCTGGGAGCTACGGGTCCTCTTGGACCACGCGGCCACGGCTGAGGACCAGAGGTACAAAGAGCCTAGCGACCTTCCGTGCGTCATTGACGGAGCCAACCTGTCCATGAACCCGGACGAGTGGTGGCTTGGCTTCGTGGTGGCTCCCGTCCCAGAACTTAGCCTGAACAATCCCACAGGCACGCCCACGCCCCCCAGTGAATGGGTAGCGCAAACAGAGGACATCCTATCGGTATGTACCACCGGGACCAGTACGGATGTTCACCTGGGCAAGGCGTGTGCGGACCAGGTTATCAGAAGGGACCTGGTGGAGGACTATTTCTCCTCCTACATAACCCCCACGGGGCTGGGCACATACGGTCTTCCTTCGGCTTACCAGTTCCTGAAGCGACAGGCGACTAGTGATGTTTGGAACCTTGAGAACTTCAGTTTCCTGGAGATAACCTATACTGCCGACAGTCCCCAGCTTCTGGTTCTCGCCATAGGATATCGAGAGGTCTCCATCGAGGACAACCATCTCACAGGGTCTACGCGAGTGACGGGCTTTGACTTCTCAGTGGTCAGCCGGACAGCTCTGTACCCGTTCTCTATGGCGGCGGGAGAGGGGCAAAAAACCTACATCGACCTAGCTTATCCGGACTCGCCGTGGCTTCAGCACGTGGACTGGCTGGAGATTCGGGGCCTGTCCAACCCGGACGAAGAGCAAACCGCCCATGTTGTCCTGTCGGATATCAAGCTGGTTCGGATGAACCCGGTAACGGGGGCCATGGAGGGGAAGATGGACACGAAGCTAACCTTCTCCCGACCGGCCAGCACGGGAACTGGCGGAACTTCCCCTGGGCTACCCATAAGCTACACGGGGGCAACCTTCACGGCTGATGGCAAGCGGGCTATCCGGCCGCCAGACCAGATCCAGACTCTTTGTGGAGAGGCTGGGCTTGACTTCGTCGAACGGCTGACTGGATACGGAACCGGGATCATTCTGGACCATCTGTGGTTGCTGTCCTACTGGGGGACGACCCTCCACCGTCAGGAGGGGGTGGAGGTTCCCGGAGAGGACGACGACCCGAAGCCTTGGGACACGGATAGCCCCACATATGAGGCAGCTTTCGTCGACGACACCGTGGACAAGAACGACTTGCTTGGGGGAAACCTATACTGCTCTGACTGCATTGAGCAGTTCGATCTCGTCATCGACCAGTCGGGCACCATGGCGCTTCCGATTGGCGTTAGGGTAGGCTACTTCTGCCCGGCCACCTCCTACCCCTTCCGGGTGAAGGTCCGGAAGTATCTGGACGGGAGCATTCATTCCCTAGTGCGCAATGGCCGACGGCAGAGGTACACCAAGCCCATCGGCATCGAGCTCCACGAGGTCACCACGGAGGAGATAGACCTCGACCAGCTAGACGACTGGAGCCGGGTTGACTTTGCGGGGAAGGGCGGAGTTCGGGAGACCCTGGGCGGGTACCTCAAGGCGGCCTCCGGTGGCGGGAGATCGGCTACCCAGCAGGTATGGAACAAGCTCCGTGCTTGGCGGGAGATCGTGGTTTCGGCCCTGTCTGACCCGTCGTATGACGTGGACGCCTCGGGGAAGCTGTGGATGGCCTACGTTGACTCCGGGGCCGTCATGACGCGGGCGAGGGCGCACTTCTCCATCGAGTGGGAAGACGATGCCGTCGTCAACGATACCGCACAATGGGCCAGGCCGATCATCTTGTGCCTTGACGACGGTAGTATGGTAATAGCCGCTTACGACCTGGGCCAGCAACAATACCGACACTTGGTCACGGACACGCGGGGAAGTGAGTGGCAGGAGGCGAACATGTCGATAGCAAGTGGCTTCACCACATTTGACATGTCCCAGCGGGCGGGTCAGATTGTTGGGGCCGGGTGGGCTGAGGACGCTATGTGGTTTGTGTGGAGCCGGGACGGTGGGGTAACGAGGGAGCCATTTGGTGAGACAGACCGGAGGAAGATAGCCGATGCCCCGTTGGATGAGAACAACGAGCCCCCACGGCCAGCGGTGGAGGTATACGGAACCGGGGAGATCGACGTAGCGTTCCGGGTGGCCGACGAGTTGCACACCTACGTGTCGGACGACGGCGGAACCACCTGGAGGGCGGTCTGATGCTTCCCCACGGTAGCATAACATTCGACAACCCAGATCATCTGGGGAGGATCAACAAATGGGGGACTGGCCATACGTTCCGCTTCCAGGCGGACCGGTATGACAACAGCCTCTCTCCGGACACGTGGGCCTACTGTTGGATCATGGAAGGCTGTGAGATCGTCCCCGGCATCAACGCGCTGTCCCTAGCTGGCACCCCAAGAAGAAAGAGCCTTACGAAGGACGACTTCACCTATCCGTACGGGATAGGCAGCAAAGCCTGGCGAGTTGAATGCCCGGACGCGCATCCTAGCGCTTCGTGGCTCAGCTACATCGAGACCTCCCCGGGGAAGACGGGGAAGGCCGTCCACTCGAAGATTATTGAGCCCAGGTTCTGCCTGTCGTTTATCGAGTTCTCGCCCCCGCCAAACCAGACCATTGACGTGTGGACCATTATCGAGTTCGCGTGCGCCACCGGGGTCTACACGGTTCGATTCCCGTTCAACACGGACAGCGACAAATATCCAGAGCTATGGATAGATGGGTCCTTCCGGGACCGGTACGAGCGGGTGGACTCTTCCGTGGCTGGTGGGGTGGACGGGCCACGTCGATGGCGCCTGTGGTTCGAAGAGGCCGACGGAATCCTGATCATCCAAACCTCCATGATGAAGGAGCCTTGGATATTCGAGCCTAGGTACAACCCGGAGACCATGGAAGACGAGAGGCTTGGCCCCGGCCGCTTGGCTGTCGAATTCGCGGGCCGGGCGGGCATGTTCTCGTTTGAACCTATCGAATACGCGGAGTCCGGGACAGCCGTTCCGAACCGATTCCTCGACTGGTCGGCCTTGGTGTCCAGAGTGGATGACAACACGCACCTAGTGTCCGAGGCTGCACCGGTCTACTCCCTAGCGTATAGCCAGCTACCGACTTCGGTGGGGCTCATGGAGGTGGAAGCGGAGACTCAGGGAACGAATCTCCGGTCCAGGCCCAAAGTGACCCTCACCCGCACGGCTAACCAGAAACGCCCCTTCGTCTACCTGGTCCACGAGACACGTGAGGCTACGTTCTCCGCCGCTAGGAGCACCCCGGTATCGACCCAGGGTGCTGGGGATCTTATCTCGTTCGGCTGGGAGAGACAGCTGTATCGCGGATGCCGGTTCCACGCTAGCATTCGCGACAAAAACGCGTCATGGGTAACATACCTGAAGATGAACGGGGCAGCCTCTCTGCAGGCTGGGTGGGATGGTAACCTAATCAACATAATGACTGGATACCTCAGCAACCCGGTTCCCACGAAGAAGGCGGATGTTGACTTCGGCCTGATTGCCGCCGTGGACATTGAGGCCAGCGACTACATAACCGCCAGGATGCTCGACAAGAAGGTGTCCGCGTGGTCGTGCACCCCAGAGGGGTGGAATCTGGGAACGTGGGTTACGTTCATGCTCCGGAAGGCCGGATGGGCGGGGAAGATCACGATACCGTCGGGTCCGGTGGTCTCTCGATCGGTAACCCATAGGAAGGAGGCCATTTGGCAGGCAGCGGAGAGTGACGATCTTATCCGGTACCTAGACGCGGTGTTAGACAGCTACGCCTGGGTACCGGTGTCGGTATCTGTTGATGGGGCCATCTGGACCTGCCCGAAAAGCGCAGTGGTATGCAACACCTGGACCCTGGATGAGAGCCTGGCCACCGGTACGAACATCATCGAGGAGATCTCCTTCGCGGCCAACACGGAGAACTACCGGACGGTTATCGGGGCGGACAGCGGTCAGAAAAACATGGCCATGGTAGGGTACTGGGACCCAGCCTGGCGAGATCCCACCAGCCCATACTTCGTGGGGGATGACTGGTGGGAGACCATCGACGTGGCTAGTGTCCAGGACGCCAACACCGCCCTTCTCACAGCCTTGGCGGACCGGATGAAGAGACAAGGCGGTGTCGTGTGGAGTCGGGGTATGTTGCCCACCATCCTCCCTGGCGACATGGTAACCGTCAACGTGTCCGGGTTAGGCGTCCCGCCGGGTACCGTGTTTCGGGTCATCCACGAATCCGGAGGGATAGACGAGACAGGTAGGGACTTCAGCCGCATCACCGGGGAGGTGGTCTGACGTGTACGCGTCCCTTCGTGGTATCCTTACTCCTCCGCCCAGTAAGGCTCTGCCGGTGGCGCGTACCGTGGTGTCTAGCCACATGGTCGGGGACGCTCTTGTGCTTGACGTGGGCACCATTGACGATTATCCCCTGGTGGGGTATACTACCCCGGTGTTGGGGTATTGCCGTCTGGATCAGACGCGGCTGTCGGCGGAGACGGTGTGGGAGGGGGAGATGGGGGTGGGGGTGCTGAACCGGTTTCGCCTCGGGGCCGGGGAGGCCGCAGGAGTGGCGGCGGTGGCGGGGTTGGACGAGTTCATCCTCGGCCGAGGCAGGTTGTCATGAGGAGGGAAACACCCTGAGTTGGCTATCTAAGCTGTTTGGGGGTGGCAAGATGAACAAGATCGTGGACGCCGTCACCAAGGCCGTCAAGGACACCGTGAACGTGGATAGCATCAAGAGGATGGCTGTCACTGCCGCCCTCGGCAAGCTGGAGAAGTTGCTTCTTGCGAAGTTCGGGGAGGACCAGGCGATCACGGTCCCGGAGATCATGTCATACGCCCGACGTAAGGCCGACGAGCTGATCGACTAGCCCTGAAGGGCGGGCCATCAGGAGGGAGCCCCACATGAGCTACGCGAAGTTCCCGGACCACAAGGACTTCGTCACGAAAGAGGTGCTGACGGCTGCCGACTACAACGCGCAGCTAGACGGGATCCAGACTGAGATGGAGACCCGAACCGGGGACATCGCCTTGCTCGACGGGGTGATCACGGGCATGGCCCTGGCCATCGACGGGACTTCGGTTGATGTCGGGACCGGCACGGCGTACTGTTCGGGCAAGAGGTACTCCGGGTCCTCGTCCATCGCATTTACTGCCGGGGACAGCGCCAACACGTACTATCTGTATATCGACCCGACCAACGACACCTCGCCATACGCCAAGGCCACGGCTGACCCAGGGGTGGGCTATCTTGTCCTTGGCACGGTGGCGTGGAACGGGACGGACACGCTGAGTTCCCTTGTGGACCTTAGGCCCTGGGGCGTTATTCCGTGGGAGCAGTCTTTCATCTTCTCGGGTACGCTGTCGGCGGCCATGAAGAGGTATGCTATCGTCCCCAGGGACGTGTTCATCGACCTGGTCCAGATCTTCGTCGGGGACACTGGAACCACGGCTGGATCAACGACGGTGGACGTGCACGTGGGGACGAATGGGGTAGCGTCTACCACCATCTTCACGACACAAGCCAACCGTCCCTCTCTGGCGTATTCGAAGGCGGACCTATCCGTGGCCGTCTCCGGTACGCCCGATGGGGACCGGCTGATTGACGCTGGGCAGTACCTCGAAGTAGTCGTCGATGCCGTGCCAACCGGTGCCAGCTCTGATCTGGCTGTGACGGTGTACGGTCGGTATCGCTAGGGGTTGACCTATGTCTGTCAACTGGTCCGAAGTCGGTATCGGTGGTGGGGTGCTCCTTCTGGTCCTGAAGTGGATAATAGTTCCGTTATTCAATGGAGGGCAAAAACAACAGGAGGACAGCCTCGCTCTGTTGCGGGAGCAGCAAACGAAGATGTTCGGCCTGGTCATGGAGCTGGCGGGGAATGGGAACGACCGTGAGGGAGAGGTAGCCAGGCTAAGGCGGGAAATGAGTACCTTGAAGGAAGACGTCCGGGTGATCAATACGGCCGTCGTTGACGTGGTGTCTAATATCAAGAAGAACCATGATGAGGTAACGGCCAGACTGGACGCTGTCGGGGCAGAGTTCGACTCCATAAACGAGCGCTGCGAAAGACGGCATCCCGACGGTGGAGCGTAGGGAGACCCAGCCATGGAAGAAATCGCCAAGCTGGTGGACCGGTATGGCATGGCCGTTGCCATAGTTATCGTGTGCATCGTCCAGCAAACCAGGATGTTCAACCTATTAGTGAACGGCGGGACGTAGCCGAGGCCGAGGCCCAGAGAACAGGCATGGAGACTTCTGGAGGCTAACCCATGAAGATTGGGGATAGGGGCGCCAGCGTAAAGGCCCTTCAGGCGCAGTTGAACTCAGCCGGGGCGTTCCCCCCGCTGGCGGAAGATGGCATTTTCGGGGAAAAGACCCAGGACGCCGTTGAGGTCATGCAGGCGAAGATGTATGATCCCCCTGGTGTGGCGGGGGAGGCCACTCTGCACCTCCTAACATGGTGGATGGACCGTAGGAAGGCTTCCCCGGCCGTGGTCATCACCGGCCACGCCGCCCTGAAAGTGGCCATCATGTGGCACGCCAGGGGAGTGCGGGAGATCCCGGCTGGAAGCAACCGTAGCCCGGATATTGACGCGTTGGAGGCACGCTATGGGCTCAAGGGCCAGCCTTGGTGCGCCATGTTCGTCGGTATGTGCTGTTTGGAGGCTGGCCTGTCGAACTTGCCAGCGATGGGCCTCCAGCCTTCCGTGGCGGGCTGGGTCGAGTGGGCGAAGCTTCGTGGGTTGAGGCGACCGGCGGACGGGACGTATGTTCCTCGGCCTGGCGACCTGTTCTGCCAGGGAACGTCGCATATGGGCTTCGTCGAGCGCTTCGACGGGAAAAACATCATGACCATCGAGGGGAACAGCAGCGACCGGGTGGCATCCAACCTGCGTCGAGCATTCAGCGCCACCATTACCGATTATATCTGCATGACGTAGAGGGGAGCACCTGCTCCCCACAACGAATCCGGTGGTGGTCCAACGTGGCAACCTACACGTCAAGCGAGACTGGGGCCTGGCCGGCCGATCTCTGGCCTCTGCTGCTACCGCTGCTCTGGGCAGCGCCGGCTTGGCTGCTGTTGGAGGGGATCCGCGATGCGGGCTCCTGACTATAGGGGTGTCGCGCTGGCGGTGATCGGGCTCTTCCATGTTCTAGCAACGAGCCAGCAATGTACGGCAGCGGACGTCTCGGACGCCGTGACCACTCAACCCGATAAGCGCATATCCGCGCCACGCCCGCTGGTTGCCGCCGATGTGTACCTCCGCACCGAGGCGGGCCGTGAGATTGGGCGCGCCAATGCGGCCACCCCATCG